CTAACAGAAGTTGAACAAGCGGCTATTGAAACACATGGCTTACATAATTTAAATGATTATCTTCCTAAAAAACCAAGCGAAGTTGAACATAGAGTTATGAAAGAAATGTTTGAAGCATCAGTAGACGGTAGACCATATGATGCAGAGAAATGGAGTGCATATTTCCGTCCATACGGTATGAATGCTCCAGCTTCAACAGGGTCATCTGAAGCATTTAGCACACCAAAAGCAACAACTGAAGCAGTAGCAACACCTACTCCAGCAGTAGTAGCACCAGTAGTAGCACCAGTAACTGAAGCAGTAGAAACACCTACTCCAGCAGTAGTAGCACCAGTAGTAGCACCAGCTGAAGCGGCACCTGTGGCTACAGGATCAAAGGCAGAAGATATACTTGCAATGATTCGTTCAAGACAACAGTCTTAATAAAAAATTATCTGGCGGTGGTAACATCGCCATGATAACTACTGATATGAAGATTGCTATTATAACACTAGCCAAAGAAAAGTCTAAGAAATTAGATATATTATTACTCAAACAGCTTGCACCTTTGGTAGCATCAAGTTATAATAACACAAAAGAACTGTTAGCGTTTATAACTACGCAAGATAAGATTCGTAACATTGGTTATAAAGACTACTATACAGACATTGAACTAGGAGAAGAAAATGGCAAAACCGTTTGACGCAAGTAAATTTAGAAAAAGCATTACTAAAAGTATTCCAGGAATGAGTTTAGGATTTAACGATCCAACTGATTGGGTATCAACAGGAAACTTTGCTTTAAATTATTTAATTAGTGGCGACTTTACTAAAGGCATTCCGCTAGGTAAAGTAACAGTGTTTGCTGGAGAATCCGGAGCAGGTAAGAGTTACATCTGTTCAGGCAACATTGTTAAAAATGCACAAGAACAAGGTATATTTGTTATCTTAATTGATAGTGAGAATGCACTTGATGAGAAATGGCTCCATGCCTTAGGTGTTAACACAACAGAAGAGAAACTACTTAAATTAAACATGGCCATGATTGATGACGTAGCTAAAACTATTAGTGAATTTGTAAAAGAATATAGAGACATGCCAGCCGAAAATAGAGCTAAGGTATTATTTGTTATCGATTCGCTAGGTATGTTACTAACACCTACAGATGTTAATCAATTTGAAGCTGGTGATATGAAAGGTGATATGGGTCGTAAACCTAAGGCACTAACATCACTGGTACGTAATACAGTTAATATGATTGGTGCACTTAACATTGGTATAGTATGTACTAACCATACCTATGCAAGTCAAGACATGTTCGATCCAGATGATAAGATATCCGGTGGACAAGGTTTTATTTACGCATCAAGTATTGTTGTTGCAATGAAGAAACTTAAACTTAAAGAAGATGAAGGCGGTAATAAAATATCAGATGTTAGGGGTATTAGAGCTGGGTGTAAAGTAATGAAGACTAGATATGCTAAACCGTTTGAAGGTGTGCAAGTTAAAATCCCATACTCAACAGGAATGAGTCCGTACAGTGGACTAGTTGATATGGCTGAAAAAGCCGGACTGTTAGTTAAAGATGGTAATAGATTACGCTTTGGTGAAGCTGACAGTGCTAATGAAATTAAAATGTTCCGTAAAGCGTGGGAACTAAATGAAGAAGGCTGTCTTGACACGATTATGGCAACATACGGAAAAGTTGAAGAAAAGATAAGTATTGAAGATATAGAGACTATGGACGATAATGCTATAGAACAACAAGCACCTGACCCTGTAGTAGAAGTAACAACAGAGGAAGTAAAATAATATGTCAGACCCATTAAATTCAGCCGCAGAAGTATGGGCGGCAATGAAAGAGCACGTAACTGATACAGCACAAGCTGGAAATGATGTAGTAAATGCACTCATTGACAATTTAGGATATGATGCAGATACGATTAAAGCCAGTGAGCTTGGAGACGATAGAGATATTAAAAAGGCTCTATCAGCATACCTCTTAAATGAAGAAGACGAAGATGACGGACTTGACACCTGGGGCGATGAAATAGACGGGGGCGATGAAGAGGGCGATGACTAAGATTATTAACATCGTTGACGCCAATCGAGACTATTATTGCTCGAAGAAATTTAGTTTTATTAAGTTTGATTTAGAAAGAAAAACTACTTACACTTGTCATGCGGCGGCACCTCATCCTGTTGATTTTGATTGGTTAGAAAAAAATCCCGGACAGATATTTAATAATCCAATTAACATACACGAACGCCAACAGATGTTAGCGAATGAACGCAATTCTAGTTGCGAACAAAATTGTTGGCCTGCAGAAGATAAAGGTGCAGTTAGTCCTAGACTATATCAAGGCGGCAATATAAAAACACACACTGATGTTATTACTACCCCAACGACGATAGATATAACCATTGGATCTGACTGTAATCTCCAATGCTTGTATTGCTGTAAAGAATTTAGTAGTACGTGGCGTAACGATATTATTAAAAACGGTAATTATGATTTAGACAGTGAGGCCAACCGATATAAAAAAGAAACAATGGATGTCGCATTATCGTCAGTTAGCCAACGTAACAGGCACAATAAACACTATCAATTATTAATTGACGAATTAATCCTTAATTCAAAAAACCTTGAAGAGGCTCTAATTACTGGGGGCGAACCTCTATTAAATAACTCACTATTAGATATTATTTCTGAATTATCGCACGTTCCTGTAATACAAATTTATTCAGGATTGGGGCTAAGCTATTCACGATTTTTTAGAATAGTCACACAATTGGCTCAATATAAGAATGTTCAACTAATAATTAGTGCAGAAGGTATAGGTAAATTTTTAGAATTTAACAGATTTGGAATTCGATGGGAGGATTTTCAAAAGAAAATGCAAGTATTATCGTCGTTGAACATAAAGACAGTTTTTCAGAGCACTCTTACAAATTTGTCGTTATTTGGATTTGCAGAATTCTACGAATATTTCAAACACTATCAAATAACTCCAACCTTCGCATATCAACCCAATATGATGGCGCCGTGTGTACTAGATAATGAAAGCAAACAATATATTATCGATAGCATTAAATTGTTGCCAGAAGAGGTGAAAAATAATATAATCAAATCAATGTCTGCAGAGCCATCTGAGGAACAAAGAATTGATATAGGCAAATTTTTAAAAGAATTCAAAAAAAGAAATAATCAATTGGATCTATCAATATATCCCAATAGCTTTCTAACATGGGTGGAAATATAAAATGTATTATAATAAAATAGTCGCTGACTTAGGCAATATACCAGACTTCCTAATGTATTATAGGAATGAACTAGAAAGTGCCAGGAAAGATGTAGGAGTCTATGGTTACGTAGAACGTAACCTATCGGAGTTACCAGGAGTAACAGAACATCGATTTCATCAGCTACAAGAAGTAGAAGCAGTACTTAATTTTCTTAACATACAGTTACGTAAAATAAGACGTAAGCATTTCCAAAAATATTTAGAAGCATACAATAGAGCATTAACATCTAGAGATGCTGAGAAGTATGTAGATGGCGAAGATGAAGTTATTGAGTATGAAACATTAATCAATGACATTGCCTTATTAAGGAATCAATGGTTAGGTATAATGAAAGGACTTGAAAGTAAGAACTTTATGTTAGGTCACATTGTGAGATTAAGAGCAAGTGGTATGGAAGATATACAACTGTAATGTTTGGATCACCTGAAGAAAGTCACAATCACTCTCGTGAAGTACTAGATATTATAGAAACATTCTATGAGTTTATGATATCTGTTGGTACTGTTGCTGATATGGGTGGCGGGGACGGATTAGATGCAGAATGGTGGGCCACTAGAGAAACAGATCCCGAAGTAGATACAACTGGCCGACCTCAACCATTAAACATTAAAAGTTTCGTCATTGACACAATTGACAAACTTGGTGTAAGTCATAAAAATTTAACCCATATCAAAGCTGATATGGAAAATACAGATATATTACCAGAAAGTTATGATGTTATAACCAGCCATAACGCATTTCAACAATGTATAAGTCCTATAACTACACTAAAACATTGGTGGAAGTTAGCTAACCCTAATGGTATGCTAATTTTACAAATACCCCAAACTACAAATATCAAATATAACAAGCATGATATTTCAATTCCGAGCAGTGAGTACTATCATTACACATTAGTTAATTTAATCTACATGCTTGCAGTTAACGGTTGGGATTGCAAAAGTGGAATGTTTACTAAGGGTCTACGAGATCCTTGGATTAAAGCTGTGATCTATAAAGGCAAGGTAAAACCAATGAACCCTAG